TCATCGGTCTTCTGTAAAAGGTCTAGATACCTCAGGGCCATCTCATGGCAGTGCTGTCGCTGAATGCGGCGTTCTCGGTCCACTCTCTCTGCCTGATCTGTTCCATAGGTCTTGGTCGTCAAGGCGGGGATATAGGCTGAGGTCGTATTCACAGCCCGTTTCTGGTCACCTTCTTTGTAATTACACCAGGCGGTGCCACCTTGACCATCGGGGTAGGAGTGAGCCCACCAGTCTTTACCGTTTTTATCGTAGTGTTTGAATGGAACACTGTGAATGTTGCAATTAATATCGTTCATTGTTATTGGTTCCTCCTTTCGTCTGTTTTACTATTAGTCCCATACTTAACCGTTAGCTCGTGTGCATCTCTAACTAATTCATCCAACTGCTGTAATACATCTGTCATACTGCCAGCTTCTTCCTTTTGCTCATTCTCCGCTTCAGATCGTAGTTCGTCATCAAGCATCCGAGCGTTGAATTCAAATTCATTCATGGTTGGTAGTCCTCGCTTTCTCTTGGGCATTCAGGTCTTGCTCAACTTCAATCCGGGTCCACTCATGTTCCTGATTCAACTGTTCTTGGATGGTGATTAGCTCAATTTCTAGTTCAGTTTCACGAGCTTGGAGATAGTTCATCGTTTGTGCTGCTTCCAATTGAAGCTCAAGTACCGCCTGTAATTTGGCTTGAACGGAAAGTAACTTGTTCATTCCTGACCCTTTTCTAAAAGGTAGTCAATTTCAGTAGCAGCAATACGGATATTTCCACTAAAACGGATAGCTTTTATCTTGCCAGCCTTGATATAACGTCGAACGGTTTGATGATCTATTCGGAGCATCTTGGCAACGTCATTAACGGTGTAAACAGTGATGTGGGTCAATTCATTGGACATATAGCTATTGTATACGATGTATCAGTATGTGTCAAGATAGGAGTTTGGCTTCACTTAACACTGTTTAGATGCAGTATGGCTTTCATTGCCTTGTGCAGGCAGCAGCGTCTTTCGCCGCCGTTTACATCTACTATTCAAAGCTAAGACAGAGCTAGAAGAAATCCCTAAATCCCTAACCCCTAAGAGAGCACCAGAAAGATCCCTACTTGGGCTAGTGATTCATGCCTGTTTTTGTAAACGGCGGCCATGTCTCTGGCCAGGCACTTAGTTCTATCTCTCCGGTCTTTATGGTTACATGACACCGGGCGGAGGCGTTAAGAACACCGCTTGTATCTGGTTACCCCTTGAGGTCCCCCAGCTTAGTCCTTGCTCTTCCCATCGGTTTTACGCCTTTCCGTTGGCTGTGGAGTGGGAAGGCTGCCGCCTTGGTCTCCGTACTCTTGTTGTTGACGACGGTCATTTCAAAAATACCACATCGGCATTGAATGACAGCACGAGGCGTTGAATCTGATTGGCATCAGAACCAAGAGGGATGATTGATTCATAGGTAATTTTGTTTGTCTTGTAGGATGAATGTAGGTAAGCACGTCCAGCCTTGATCTTAATGACACGCTGTTTGTTCTTCATTCCTTGGGTTCGGTTGGATTGGGCTCAATTAGCAGTTCAGGGTTATTGAGGTACAACTGGTGTTTATCTGCCGGAATAGAGGTCTTCCTGAGCCAATGGCGCTGCATATCTTCAATGGTTCTGACCGGGGCATCATCAGCAAATTCTGGTAGATTGGGGTAATAGGCGCCGTGGCATTCCTCGCTACAAAATGCCGTGTACGGGCGTTCTCCTGGTAAATACTCACCAACATCAATCATATGGCCACCTAAGGCGTCGTAGATCAGATGACCGTACTGGTCTCGGTTTTCAATCAGCTTCTCGGCGTATGTGCAGGTGGGATTATAACAATGAATCATTTGGTTGCTCCTAGGGTTTGGACGACATGGCCATTGTTGATGGTGAGTAAAAGAGGAGACTTCGGCAGAAATCCAATAAGTTGAACAATTAGACTAATAATCAGCGGTAATGTGATCATAAAAGAACCCCCACCCGTATGTAGCCGGAAGGGGGTTCAATGAACAATATTTGCTTCTTAACCCTCCGCCTACATTCAGATTAAAGCGATTATCTCACTACCTCTTGTTATCGTCAAGTACCTGTTGATTTCGTGGCTCTTCCACCACCGCTAATCCTACCTTGACTCGTTCTGCCAGGATATTGGGTCGTAGTGGGCACTCTTCGATCTTGTTCTTGAACCACATCTCTACCCGTGGTCGGCCTGGTTCACTGCCCTCCCCGCGCATGATCCGGCCTGAGCCAAACGCTACGTCAATGCAACGGGTCTGGGGACAGAGGTCACAGGTGCGGCATTCAATCTGTTTCATCGGGGGTGGGTTTGGACTCTTCGACACAGCGGTGGAGGAAGGCGTCGTGGCCCAGATCTAGGCCCTGGTCCAAGCCGGCCAAGGTAAAGCTCATGGCAGCACGGTAAAATATCTTCTCGACGCCCCGAAGGGAGGTCCGGTAGGTGATGTTGTCGGAGAGATTGGAGGAAAAGGTCACATGGGTTATTTCTGGGGTCTCTCGTCGCAACTCACTAATTTTGGTGTGGATCTGGTCTTTGTGATTGCGGTAGCGTTGTATTCGCTGGGCAAGGCGGCTCTGCTCACCAAGCTGGAATTTCGGAAGTGATACTTCGGTGTCGGCTTCTTTCATTTGATTAGGCGCTTCGTAAAACGGGGTCGCTCAGGTTTGAGTGGTTCTTCCTGGATGGTCTCAGATCTGGGGATATAGAGCTCAACCTCTCGCTGGTTAAAGAGCAGGTGTTGTCCCACTACTCGCTCTGAGGCGATCAGCATATCCATGGCGGCTAGGGTCACCGGACATTCCTGCTGGAGCTCTGACAGCATCACCCGTTGTCCATGAAACAGGTTGTCGTATTTCTCTAGGTTGGCTTCAGTGGTGGCCATAATGGTGAGAAGGAGTCGGGTGGAGCCACTGCCCGAGGCGTCCACCACCTAGTCAGGAGATCCTTCCCACCGTTACAGCCATCAGTTGTTATCTGGTTTTAAGTTCAAGGTCACCCGAGGCTGAGACTTTTCCCAGGCCAGTTTGTACGCGAGTTGCGCTTGTCCAAAGATCACCATGATGTCACCAGCTACGTCCTCAATCGGACCGAACTGATACCCATGCTGCATGTAGTTAAGCCCGGCACCGATGACGGCACAAACCCCAACAGACACCAGAAAGCGCAGACTTGGGTCCACGATCTTCCGGTTAATAAGGTCAATAATTGGCGGTAGGATGAACCCTACCAAATTCGTTATGTTCAATTAGATTCACCTCCTAATCTTAAAATGCTTTGTCCACCATTTTTCGGTCTGCACCTGATCGAGCGTGTCGGTAATCGGCTGCATAGCATCCTCAACCTTATCGCCCACTTTGCGCGGCACTTGCTCCACGGTTTCGATCAACTGTGTCACCCGTCCTTCCAAGGCTCCCAGACGAATCTGGTTATCCTGAATGTCCTTGCGGTCATTGCCCATGTCGCGGGTCAACCGATCGACAGACTTTTGCAGGGTGTCGAGCTGCGCCCGAATAACGGTCAAGGTGTCCTCGTGCATCGTGCCAACCTTATTGGAGCTTCCTTTTCAGAAAGTCGATGAAGGCGGTCAGAAATGGGGGGAGTTCCACGGTGTCAACTGGCTCGTCTTTGGGTTTAGGGGCCGGTTTAGCTGGGGTTTTGGGCGTCGCAGGGGTAAGTTCTTTCACTTTCTTCAATGCCTGGATCAGCTGAGTAGAGAGGGAATCGATGTTTTCCTGTAACTCCTTGTTGCGAGCGTCCCGGTCGGACACATCCCTCTTTAACCCGGTGATTTCATCCCGCATCCGCTTGGCGTCGCCATAGACGCCCCGGACTGCCTGTAGTTCAGGCTCGCCAAATTCTCCGCCTACTGGAATCAGGGTCTGGTCGGAAAAGGTAAAAACAACGGTCGTGGTCGAAGTGACCTGGGTCTTGGGTCGAAGCCAGCCCTGGACGTTGGTGTAATTGTGTTGCTGCAAGTGACAGACTGAGCCGGTCGGCCAGTTCTGGTCAAAGCTGGTAAAGGTGTTCGCGTCGGCGGTTTTGCAGACCGCGATGTGGCCGTAGGGGAGGTTGGCGGCTTTCTTCCAGATTATGACATCCCCGAACTGGGGTGCATTGGATGGACCGTTAGCGATCTTCTCGTAGTAATCCTTGGGGTAATTGGTCCAGACGTCAGCAGCAGCGGCAGAGGGGATACTCGGCGCACCGACAACCTCTTTGTTGTATTGCTGGTAGAGGTCCATGCACTGATAGCCATAATATTTATCGTAGTCAATGCCCTTGCCGTTATACTTGTTGATAAAATCATTAAATGTCATTCTTAAAAGGTTAGAGATATTGTACCACTATTGGTTTTGCTTCCTTGGCAAGACTTCAAACTGTTCAGTAGTGTAGTTATAGGAGGCAGTGCGTAAGAAGTTCACTTTATACTGTAGGTCAAGCTCAAGGCTGTAGCGTCCCGGCAATACATGCTCTGGTACTACCACTCCAACGTTGATGATGCGGCAACCACTCTTGATGTTGCTGATGGTGTCAGGCAGGTTATACGAATACGAACCGGCGAGACGACGATTGATGGTGGCGGAAACATCGGCAAACTTACAAAGATTGGCTTGATAGTACACGACTTCCCCAGCGTGAACTTGAGGATTAAGGATCCTATATGGTTGGATATTGGCGATATTGATTTGAGGTGGGACGAAGAGCAGGTATGCCACGTATATTAGGGCGATAAAGGCCATCAGAATCGAGCTATACGAGAGGATGTTGACGACGCTTCGTTTCATGGTTGTTTATTGATGACTAGAGCTACTATAGCCAATCCAACTCCGGTTAGGATCAGGCTAACCAATCCATAGACTACTCGTTTAATCGGTTCAAATGATTCTCTGGTGACATATTCGTGGTCGAGCTTGAGCTTGATATCTGTAACATCACGGCGGATATAGCTCAGGTCATTGGCGATAATATCGATGTTCGTTTTCTGTTGATTTGTCATATAAAATTCAGCAAGAATGCTCCCCCTTCGGGATCAATAAAAGGCACATCCGTTGACCAGCTCGGGCTACTGACAAACCCAAGATCGTAATTATTCATGGTCGAATCTTGGGGCGTTGTGCCGGAGCCTTCGTTTAGTTTCCAATACGCGTAGAGATCAGTTTCAGTGCCGGTTAGCTGACGTTGATAGTTGGCTGCAATCTCGCCACTTGTTCGCACGACACTCCATAGCCGTACATCGTCAATCTTGCCGTCAAAATAGTTGGATGGTCCGCCACGAGCCCCGATCTGAATGCCGTAGTCGGTTAAACCTTGGTAGGCCAACGTATTGGTTGATGTTCCTGAACCAGCGTCAGCACCGTTGATGTAGAAAACATAGGCTTTTGTGCCACTCTTGTAGGTCGTAGCGATATGAGTCCAGACACCGGTGCTATAAGTACCAGTTGAGTCAATTGATTCAATCCCCCCGCCGTGTCGGATTTCCAGGCGAATTTTTCCATTAGTACCCGTCGTAAAATCGACATCGGCATTGACCAGAGAAATGGGCCGACTATTCGCCGACAGTGCGGTTTTCTTTATCCAACATTCCAGCGTAAAATCTGTTGGTTTCCAGTAATTGTCGGCGTCATTGAGATAGTCAGATGTGCCGTTTAATGAGAGTGAGTTGGTATTTGGCATGGTTACAGGTTTTGTCCAACCACAAAGCCGTCGTAGGTGTTCGAGCCCGTACAGACGAGCCCAAACACGTCCGCTTTTGAGGCGGTGGTGGTCAAGGTAGGAGCAACACCGCCTGCCCATTTAATGGTGGCGAACCAAGTCACAGTCCGTGAGCCGGTGCCGTCCTGAAGCAATCGCAGGATGAAGGGTTGGCCGGTGGAGACGTTGGAAACGGCCAGCGTTCTGTTGCCGCCCAGAGTGACGGTGTGGTAGTTGCTGGCTGCCATACTGAAGGTAATAGTCGCCGCATCGGTATCCGCGGTGACTGCCTGGACGGAGCCGTTAAGAGTGGGCTTAGTGAGCGTCTTATTGGTCAGGGTTTGAGTCCCTGTTAAAGTTACGACCGGAGTCTTATGAGTACCATCTTGGTTATGTTCAACCAGAACTCCATCAACGATGTCGTTGTAGCCTTTAGAGGTGACCAATATTTCGACCACTGCCCCTGCGTTGTGCGCTTGAGCTGTTCCTTCTGAACCTCGAACACAGCTGACAAGACTTGAGCCCGATACCACACCAATCACCGTCTCTTCCAGGGTTGGGGTAGCCACGCCGTTAACGTCTACCCGATCGATAGTCGCTAAGACTGCTGTGTCAGTTGCTAGATTAGTAGCCGAAGACAATGGAACCGTAGTGGTTACTGAATCAGCAACACCACCGGCGCCTATTTGTCCGACCCATCTTCTGCTTAGTTTTTTAAATTTATCTGTATTTAAAGCTGGCATATTTTACCTCCCGGTCTATTCATACTCATGCTGTCCAACTTGACGGTATCCTCGATGGAACCAATCTACCTTTGGCTTGCAGGGATAGAATCGAATACTTGGTGTCGGCTGTCGTAGAGGAGACCTTGTACTGCAAGGCATATAATTTGGTCCTCTTTTTAATCGCCTTTTTAGTGGTTGATTGTGTAAAGACCGATGGGGTATCGGTGAAGACTACCGCGCCACTTACTGAGTTATCATTTGTAGAACTAGCAAAGAAATCACCCGCCAGGTCGGAACCTACACCAGTATTCGAACCAAAGTTGGTAATGGTCTTAGTCGCTAATGTCGCGAAGCTATTCCCTTTACCGATACCCAAGATCTGGAAATTAATTGAACCCTGTGGACGGCCTAGTTCAACCACAGCCTCTTTTAAGGACATAATGTCAGATTTAACCTTGGAGACTGGTAACAGCGGCGAGACATATGATTGGTTAAAAGCAGTTCCTAAATCGTTTAAGTAGTTACTAGAGAGCTCAATCAATCGAGTGCCTGTAATCGGGATATAAAGTAAATGGGAGTTTCCGGCTGTGTCGGTGTATTCGAAAAATTGTTTTGCACCAATTGACCAATCGACAGACCAGTTACCACGCTCAGTATCTCGAATGATGATCCGGTCATTGCCAGCGCTAGAGGTTGGTACGGAGATGAAGATCTTAGCATCATAGTAATAGCTGCAAATACCAGAGATTTTGCTACCAACCAGTGATCGCCAGTATGGGCGGATATTTGAGGATTGCTCTGCAGTGCGGATCAGTCCATAGAACTGCTTCTCAGGTCCAAGAGTAAACCAACCCTTACGGTTAGGGAACTCGATATTATTATCGGTAGCTACAACACCAAGAATCGATTCCGTACCAAATGAACCGACAATCTTAGCAGCCGACGGAACTGAGAAGGATGTATCTGCAACTGTCGCAGTAGAGATTTGAATCTGCCAAACTGCACCCTTGCCGTCCGGCGTCTTGCACAGTACAGTCGCTCGTCCTTCACCTCCGCCTGACTGATAGTGTTTGACTGCAACGGGTATCTCACGACCACCCCGCTCCAGGTTGATCCAACCACCACCGTAAAAGTCTGAAAACGCCCCAATACTGCGGCCAGTACCAGAGAAATAGACCTTATACATGTCAGTAGTGTTGTTAGTGGCAAAAATCCTATTATTAGATGTACACATCGATTTGAACTTAGGGGCAGTTGTGGTGTTGTCGTATGGCACTTGGACATACGGGTTTATCTCTAAGGTCCCATCGTCGGTGTAATTAGTTACATTAGAAGAGGTGAGTAGTGATTCAAAACCAGATACGTCAGATAAATAGAGCTGGTATTTAGTTGCTCCAGCTACAGCGTTCCAACTCCAAGTCATTCGATCAGTTCCGGCCACCCAATTTGCGCGTAATTTGTTAGCAGTAGCAGATACTTCGGTTGAGCCAACAGTCTCGCCAACAATGTTTAAGGCTGTTACTTGGGCATATAAGACGTTTGTACCCGAAGACAGGCCAGATGCGACAAGTGACGATGTGAGGTTGGCAGGAGCTGAAAGAGAGGTATATGTTTCTAGAGTCGTACCGTTATAACGAGCTAGTACATCTGTACCATTGGCTATGTATAGATAGTTATAAAAGGTATTAGAGCTGTCGTACCCTCCAAGCTGCATAAAATAGCATTGAATACCGCCAGTGAAGGTTGCACCACTGACAGAGGACCAAGACGCACCGTCAGTCGATTTGTATACTATTCCACCAGCAACTGCGATGAGTTCAGTGGTTCCATTAGATTTGACGTATTCTTGGGCTCCATCAGAGTTATCGGGCAACGCAGCACCGTAGTATTGAGTGCCCCAGCGTGTCTCCCATATACCGTTTTGAACCTGCATCATGTTATTAGACTCAACCGCAAACTTAGGCGGCATCTTCGCTTCTTCGATTAAGTTGTTATACCCCCCAGAGAAATCATCGATGGTAATTAATAGATCTTTGGAGCGATTCTGACGAGGTGCAGCAAGCTTCATACTCCAAATCCTCCGCGTCTAGGCATTATTGTGTCTTCCTGCCAATATGCTGGGGCCGTGTTGCGTGTCTTCATTGCTTCCAGCTTTTGGGTAGCTATCGAAAGAGCGGAGGTGTCCCCTTCTTCCTTCTTCAGTTCACCAAGAGCAAAATAGACCGCAAACATTGGGTCAGCCATTTCGAAGATATCGCTGGCCGCGGCTAAGGCTGTCGCAGTTTTGTAGTAGTTATAAGAGATGGTTTGACCTGTCGTAGGTAAGGTGGCATTAGGATTAAATTCGAGTGTCGGGGTCGTATCCATTAAGAAGTAGCACCAACGGCCAGTACCGTTCTCCTGGAGCTGAACATCTTCTTGTTTGATGACTTTAAAGGGGATCTTATTTGTTCCTGACCCAATCCAAACATAGCCAGAGGCGTTATGGCTAAAGTTAGTTGGGACAGCATAGCTGTAATCATTCGAGGTGATCGTTTTGTCTCCGGTGGCAGCGTCAGCTAATTTACTAAAAAGTTCCTTCCACAGCATCCCCTCTTCATATTCCCAGATATTTACTCCAATATTTATTAGTGAGGTCCAAACCTCAAAATCTTCTTCACCACTAGTTGGCGATGTTGAATCCCCCTCGTATAAAGAGTTCAATTTAGAAAGTGCATCTCCGAGTGTAGTTATAACTTTAGCCATAAAATTCCACAAAAAAAGCACGCCTATTAAGCGTGCCGTATCTGCCGTTCGTGCAGAAAAAGACTCCAAAGAGATTTAACCATGCGAAAACTAACCTGTCAAGCTATTTCTTATCTTAGCAACCTTAAACTTGCTTGTTCCTACAATTTTAGCGCGTTTCATTCGATACGTTTTGGTTAGCTTCAAGACCGGAGCAGAAGACTGACGGAGTTTGAATGACGCTGGCTTAAATGAAGCCCCTTTTAATGACGCTAGCTTAAATGAAGCCCTTTTTAATGATAGTTTAATCTTCTTTGCGCTCTTTGGTTTTTTAAATCCTCCATAGTTTTCGTAAGCGAATACTTTGGTTTTTAGATCGGCTATCTTGTTCTCTAATCCAAGAACAGACTTTCTATCCTTCACCTGATTCAATTTTCCTTTGTACTCTTCTAGGGATTGGACGTAATCTTTGGTTAACTTAACCCAACCCTCAGAATTGTCGAGTCGTTTAAGTTGGTCGGAGACCAAGGCATATTCCTCATCCGCAATGCCCTTATCGTAACTAATTTTCTGCTTAGCGAGCGATTCGACAGAAGAGCTTTTGTAATCACCAGTCTCTGGGTCAATATAGTTGAACTTGTTGCCTGTTACGACTCCCTCAATATCAGTTCCACCGATACTGAAAGACGTTGATCCTTGGGTTGGTGCTGGTGAACTCGTTGTATTAGAGGTTATTCTTCTTTGGCCCTCCGAACCAGAGACTATACTGCCTGCATACTTAGGATCGGTGCCTGGAAGCGCATTGGTGTTTTTATATTGAGTACGAACATTTTGAACGATCTTATCGATTATTTTAGTCTTGTCCTCATCAGCCATACTCTGATAGGTCGAGCTGCCCATTAACACACCCAATTGCTGTTGGATGATCTGCCCTGTCGCACTATTAAGATCACCTAACTGCTCTGGACTGAGTTTTGTCTTCTGGCCGAGGATAGTTTGATTTTTACCCATTTTAGAAGGTGTTGCTGACTGACCAGCATCGTACAATCGACTAATCTCGGCTACAATAGGACTATCATTCGGAGTTTTTGAATTGAATACATCCACAAACGCACCAACACCAGTTGGTTCTTGCATGACTGGATCACCTAGTACACCACGGCGGACCGTGTTCTGGTTCCTAAGTCCGGGGAGTGAGTTAGTAAGATAGTCCGTAAACTGGTTGTTTTCTCGGACATAAGGATCGAGCGATTTGGCCGTATCTTTTACGATATTAGGTATTACTGAAGAAGCCAGATTCCCTAGATAGCTAGAACCATATCTAGTAGGATCATTTAGGGCAGCCAGCGGTTGCTGAACTCCTTGAAGGAACGTTTGACTCATAAAATCTTTGCCTGTACTGGCCAAATAGTTTCCCAACGATGCATCCTCCCCTTTAGATAGTTCATTCTGGGCTTTAGCCCCGGCCAATATAATTAAGTTCTCAGGGCCAATCGAACCGATTTGACGCCATTTACCATCGATTAATACCGAGTTAGCTTGCTTATTCTGTAGTCTCCACAACTCTGCTTCTTCCTGATCTTTTGGTTGACCAGTCATTAGTCCTTTATTCATTAGATATGCTCCTAGTCCGTAAAGTCCGGCACCTAATAGTCCACGACCCAGTTCTTGAGCTGCCTGACGTTGTAGTTCGGGGACATTCTTTGCAATCACATAACCTACTTTAGCTGCTCCTTTAGCTAGACCTATCGGCGAGTAGGAGACCAACTGACCGGCAATCGATGACGGCACACCAGTAAACGGCATCGTCATCTCAGTCGCAAACTTACCCACTTCAGCTGCTTTGCCATATTTTGGATTCCGAGCTGCATTTTTGATCCCAGTCGTAATGTCGGAAAAGATATTTTTATTGTGGAATGTTGCCATATTCGCTTCGTCACCCGCTAGCTTGATCATGTCATCTGTGGGTTCTGAGATTAGCTTCTTAATAAAGCCTTTGTCGCCGTTTTTACCGACATTGATTGCTACCACTTTAGCCTGGTCGTTAATAGATCTAGAAAAAGCTGCATGATAGAACGGTTTATCTTCTGCCCCTAAAGTTCTGAATACCGAGTTAGTAGCACCCTTCAAGAACTTCTCCACCGGATTATCGTTCCAAGTGATGTGCTTTTGGTCAAATTTAGTTATAGACTCTTCGGGATCGAAACCTTTGGTAATCATATCTTTACTGGCTACCAACCCCTTTTTTAATCCCGATCCTACGCCTTGGACATTGAACGTCAACGATCGCTTACCTGTTCTTAAGCCCATCACTTTATCCGCGATAGATGCCGGAATATCTTTAGCAGTTTCAGCGCCAAAGTGAAGACTATTCCCGATTAGATTACGCTCGTGAGTGCGCAGTGAAGTCAGTAAACCAGCTTTCCACACCGTAAGCGCTTTGTCGACTATGCTCGATGGAATCAGATCATTTACTGTTGTGATTAATTTGTATGAAGCAAGATTGCGTTCACGACCTTGAGCCATATCTTGAATCTTTTTAGCCTGGTCATATAATGCTTGAATCTTACCCTCACTTAGAACAACTGGCTTGTTTTTGTGCGTTTCGTTATAAGATTTAACTGCATTATTGGCGAATTTGATAGCTCCTTGAGGCGTCGTTTTATCGTACTCAGACAATATCTGAATCATTTGTCCTTCATTAGTACCAGAAGTAGCATTAATAATCTCGTTGGCCTTTGCGATATCCCCAGCATCCATGTGGTAATTAAACAACTCCGCTCCAATCGCTTGATCCACCGCATTTTGAGGGTTTAAAGCTCGTTGTTCCGCTGTTGCAGGATCTAACCGAACTGCCTTCTTTGCAACTGCTATTGTTTCAGCGTTGCTCTTTGGAATGTAAGTACCGGATAGCATCTGTCGTGCATCATCAGGGTACTTCTCGTTACCCTTAATTCTTGCCACTAATTTCTTGTCTTTTAGCTGACTACCGTTAAGTATGCTTGTGGTATCATTTCGCAATGAACCTGATGTTTTTAGTGTGGATGATCCGGGGATACTTTCGTCAACAAAAGGAACTTGGCCAGCCTGTCCCTGATTATATTCAAGGGCTCCTTTGGGTGACTGGTTTGGCTGTGCTGTTCCTTTTGATAACTTCGATCCTGTCTTATTTACGTATTTTATCGTGAGTCCTGGTTGAGGAATTCGATTTTTTATATACTCATCAATCTCTGCATTGATCTTCGGAACCGACTTAGTTGGCCACAGACCCTTATCTAACTTGGCCTGATCTAAAGGAGCGACTCCCCCTGCCCATCGGGCCCGGTTCTTCATGAACTTGCCAGTCGTCCTATCTTTTATATAGTTACGTGCCATCAGAGTAATTTCTTCAGACTTCGCATTTGGTCTGAGCCTTCGAGCGATAGCTTCAATACCGGCTTTGGGCAAATTAGAAACAACCCCTAATAATCCTCCTGTACCTCCAGCGACCACACCCGATATCGCTGACTGTTTAGCAGCTTCTTTAATCTGATCGCCCAGGCTCATTGTTTGACCTGATTGTAAACCAGATAATGCACCTGAGGCTGCGCCCCATGGAGCTGCCTTGCCAAATCCTTGAACACCGGCTTTTAGCATACCCGCAGCCCCTTTACCAGATTTAACTATTGGAGCTGGGGCATATCTCATTCCTGCGTAGTTCAATGGGCCTTGTGCGAATTGGGCAAAATCACCCAGTGCTTCCTGTGTGTTGCCTGCCGACGGGAATTTCGCTAAACCAAAGGGTGATCCTGCCGTTGAGTTAACGGTTTCATTAACAATCGATCCGGCGGTTGGTTGAAGCTTAGAAAAAATATCCAACGCTTTATATGCGACGGAATTGTATTGAGGAGTTTGATAAGGGGTCCAACCGGTGTTCGTAAAATCGAACTTTGGGGTCATCTGATCAATTTGTTGTCGATACTGCTGCTTTACCTGTGGAGTGGCGTTATAAACTGATTTTACTTGCGCTACGGGGTTCCAACGGCCATTATTAAAGCCAAAGTTTTGGTCAACTTTGTTGAAGAGGTTATCTTTTACTTTTCCAGCTAGACTTAATAAGTTTGCCATTCATGCTATTGTCCAAACCAGCTTGGATTTTGAAAGAGTTGTTTTTGATCCTGAGTTTGTGTTGGTTGACCTGTGCCATAGCCGACTGGAGCTTGTGAGAAGTTGCCGCCAGAGTCGACTTGAGCTTGACCGATTGCCGATGGAATACCAGACATGTTTTGTCTTAGGCCCTGCATTGTGGTTGAATTATTAGCTGCCCATGATAGTAAAGCGTTGTATCGACTTGATGCTTCCTGCTGGACTTGGGCTTTTTGTTGTAAAGCTTGGTTGAGGATATTCTGGGATAGTGATTGAAGATCTTTAGATTTATTTAAACCACCCTGGAGGACCTGTTGTTTTAATTGAGACTGAGCATCAGCAAACCAGGCGGCGATCGAGTTGATTTGTTGATCATTTTGAGACTTAAGTTGGGACAGCTGAGTATTGACGAATTCGTTTAATTTACCCGTTTGCTTACTGGCTTCTTGGGAGAGGGCAAACTGATACTGGCCAGCGGCGCTAGAATCTCCGGCTCCTCGTGAACCGAGAAAGTTATTGCCAGCTGAGAAGGCGTTACGAATATTCGAACCGATATCTCTGAGCGAAGCAGACTTCTGAGTATTAATTGTCTCTTGTCCCTGAGTGTATTGATTGTTGGCTATATTCTCTTGTGCTAATCTTTGTTGGGGCAGTGTGTTATTGGCCAAGTCGTTTGTACCGTTGATGAAGTTATCCCAAGATGAGGAGATCTCATTGCGTAGTCCAGCATATGGATCAGGAGCAGGTTGTGATTGCTGTGTAGCAGGAGCTTGAGCTTGAGCTTGAGCTGCTGGAGCGTTAGATCTTCGACCTGAAGAGGCCGAGGTTGATGCACCTAGAACACCTGAATTAGGCCTGGACCCAACAATACCCTCGGCGTAAACATTCTTGGTAGGATCTGTACTGACGAAGTTGTTCCCCATCTGCACCTGTCGGGTGGTGGGATTCCAATAGTCGTTACCATGACCTAGTCCTGGTCCAAAGATTGGCATTATTTAGCTCCTTTTTTAAAGAACAGTTTTTTGCCTGTTTTTTTGGCTTCGGCTTTAGCTTTTGCTTCACCTTTGGCTGTATATGCAAATTTCTTTTTATTGACGGTAGGCATATTTTAAGTAAAAAAAAAGCCCACGAGGGGAATTCCCGGTGAGCTGGCGAGAGGAGCTTGTCTCTCGATTAACTACTAGTAGTAGATGATATGAAAACTAACCTGTCAAGCAGTTAGTTTAAGGAAGGAGTATATCTTTAAAGAACTGTGCATAATCCTTAACATGAGCTTGAATTGTCCATTTATCTTTTACCGTCTTAAGTGCCGCCTCGCCCACACTCTTGCGGTGCTCGGCGTCATCTATCAAAGCCTTAATGCCGTTGTACCAGTCTTTGGCGTCTTTAGCTAAATAGCCGTTCTTACCAGGCTCAATCACCTCTTGGTACTGACGAATATCCTGCCATACGCCCGGGATCTTAGCTGAGGCTGACTCTACGAACTTAATCGATGATTTGCAGCGGTTATAGATGTCATCAGTTAATGGGACAACCAAAATATCGGCTTCGGCCATAAACTCAGGGAATTTGTCGCTAATCCATCTATAAATATCACTATGGCCATAGGCGTTCTGGTATCGCTGGCCCCAACGAGTCTTGAACTTAGGTAAAAAAGCCCCAACCATCTTTAACTTAATGTTCGGATACTCAGAAAATATACGGTCGATACCCTTTTTGAACTCATCGTCCGATAAGTCGTTTTGGTGAGTCGTTGAGCCGAAGTGCATTAAGGTGATCTCTGAGTTCTTCTCAAAGGGTGCGCGATACTTGTAGAGATCTAGATCAACATAATTTGGAAATACTTTAATCTGAGTCGCTTTCTTCTTGGTGTTATTCATAATAACGTGCTTGAGGTAATCACTAGTCGTGGTCATATAATCAACATCGTTACAGATACTAGTAAAATTCCCAATCGCCTCGCTACCCTTGTGGTATACGCCGTGGGCTGGGTTGTCATCTTTGACGTTCCAGAGGCTATCATCGATATCAAAAACCAGTTTGGCGCCGTGTTTACGGGCCATCGCGCCCATTGCCGCATATCCCCAAGGGTCATTAATGTAGTTTAGATAGATGATGTCATATTTTTTGGCAACTTGTAACCAATCCAACGACTTTGTACTGTGAATATCGAATAAATCGACCTTAAAAGTTACTTCTCCGTCTGTATATCCATCTAAATGCTTCATCGGTTGGATAATTCGGGCAAAATCTACTCCAGAGGTGCGCTCTTTGGTCTGATGTGATGGTAAAACAAAGACTTTTATTGTTTTCATGTCAGTATTGCCATCAGATCTTCGAATTACTCATCGTTGGGTCTCCTCGATAAACTGGTCCAAACATTCATCAAAATGCACTTTCATCCGTGCATAGTGAGCAGCGAATACCTCCGCATCGAGCTCTATTCCTTCATCTACACCCCATGAGATACCATTCATACCTGCCTCGTACTGCGACCAAGCCTCTTTGGAATAAACAGGATTTATCATTACGACCCTGCAACCACAGAGTCGAGCAATCTCGGTCATAGCAGTCACAGGGTCATAGCAGTACAGGACCTTGCACTCGTTTAGCAAGTCTGCCAACGCTTGCTGATCCTGAGCAAACCCCCTATCAATTAGAACTGAACCCTGTGGATGAGCCTTAGTATCCTCACCCTTACCCACAAAAAAAGCGATCTTATCGCGAGTTCTACCCTGATCTTTAAATAGATGTGTATCAAGAATAGGCAAGAACATATAATTGTTCGCTTCTGAGCCATCACTAAATAGCTTCGAGAAATAATACAGACTATCCGTCGGATCAAAGTCAGTTGGTCCAGCCTCAAAACTCCGCCCGGGGGTGCCTCTACCCATTACCCCTGGTTTATTTAAAATGTAGCGCACAACTTTTGTTCCTTCGAGTGGATTACCGTGAGCAATCTCGGGGTAAATAGCGACTGAGTCTATACCGCGAGTAATCGCATTAATATAGGCAATCTGACCTTTAGCTAATAAAGCACCGTAGAGACCCCACATGACGCGGATACCACCAGAGGTGACTTGGAAGTCAGGAGCATAGATGGTGTATGGTTTGTGGCTCATAGCCCTACCACCTTTATGCTTTGACCATAGCTAAGGTTTTTCAACCAATTTTTTACCGGATCAACCAGTGGCATCGTGTCGAAGTTTAATTTAGGGAATAGTCCACCACGGGCAAAGTGATAGGCTTTGACCTGTTCATTTCGACACATTAGTTTGTCATCCTCGATATAGAACTCGGGCTCTCGACCTAGTGCTTTACAGCCGTAATAGTCTTTTTCCTTATCGAAGATCTTCAGCTTTAACTCAGGCATCAAGTTATAGATGACCAGATTCACAATATCGTTTTCTTTTCTTAAGTATTCCATCGCTTCTCTATTCATAATCTGCCACTTTAACCAAAATTCCTTACTAGTCGAAGCTACCATCCCTGCTTGCAAATACATCTTCTCCGTGATGTTCTCAAAGCTAGCGTTCTCGTAATCATTAAAGTTCCAAGGCAAACCAACCTCATAATCGACGTTATCAAAGACCTCAGTCATTCGACCTGTGATTACATGATCCGCATCCATATTGACCACCAAATCGTAATCATCCATTAACAACTCAGCTAGGTAAGGCTTAGCCTGATACCAATTAATATTCTTTTCCTTAAAGAGCTTATCGATCGTGTCTTGTCGAAACACAATCAAATCAATATCCGGATGGAAGCGCTTAAATGAGTTAATCATTATGTGCGTTCCCTCCGGATAAAAGAGTTTGTCATCTACTGCCGTGAAACAACATTTTTTCACCTCGAAAACAGCACAATGATTGCGCTGGCCTCATACCTTCTTGGGGTAAACCCTAATGAACGCAGGTACTCAACTAGGTCCATCCAATCTGGATAGTGGAACTCGACTTCGATTGCTTGAATCTTGTCAGCCACATTCTTAAAGCCTTCTGAACGTAGAATTAAATCGTCTGCTGCTTCAACATCAAACTTAACGAAATCTACTTTATCGATATTGTTCTCTTTGAAGAACGTCTCGAAGTCGATAGTCTTAACCGTGACTCGGTTAACATATTGGCTGCTGCGTGGCCCCGAACCGTCCGGCCGAGGATTATCTACCATGATTGAATTCATGGTGCGGTTGCCATCATTCTGAGCGAGGGTAGTTTCTCCAACTCGATCCGAAAGCGCTACTTCGAACAACTCAACGTTATCCCAGTGATTAAACTCCTTATTCTTAGCCAAAGCGGCGAAATGCTCCGGAGACGGTTCGAGTGCGTAAACCTTTTTTGCGTGTTTGCGGAAGTGATCGACAGTGATACCAATATTGGCGCCAACGTCCATAATGACCATATCTTTTTGTTGATTTAATATATCGATATAGACTCCTTCAAACTCGATTTCCTTATAGATATAAGGGATAAACAAGCTCTCAAAAGGCACCTCTTTGCCGAATGTATCCGAAGTCGGATAGAATAGCGCGCCTAGCCCAACCTCTTTATTGTTTTCTTTTTGATCTTTCATATTTCACCTCCTTTATCGTTTTAGTGAGATAAAGTCGGGTTTCTTACTATCAACCATCGCTTTAACCATGGCTGTTACTTCTTCTTTTTCATCTGGCCAATACTGATTAACATTAGGGAGTGTGGCTAAAAGTTGTTTAGCCTCGGTAGCATCATGGCTGGGACCGTCGTGGGCATAATCTTTATCCCGACCTGAACCAACCAACTTAATCGCGATCTGTTCTTCATCGGCATAAAGCTTGAGAGTTTCGTACGGTCGGCGGAGTAGGAAGTTGGTTATTGAATAGGCAAATGGAATCTTTCCCTTTAAAGCTAAACCGACTGCAATGCCGATCATTGCTTGTTCACTAGCGCCAGTATTAACACATCGACCAGGAAAGTCTTCGAAGTGCTGATCAAAAACCTTATACCCAAGATCGCCAACCAGTAGGAAGATGTCCTCGTTCTCTTTCATTGATTCATATAACGCGTGCGCGAAGTATCCGCGCTGGGACTCATGTCGTTGCATCGGACCTCCTGACAATATCTTGATACTGGTCTTCGGTTAGGGTGTGATAGTGACCGTCTAGCCCCTGGAGGTAATCGGGATAGCTGTACATATTGGTCGAGATAACTAGTGATGGATAAAAGTACTGCATGCGAGCTTCTAATAGATCAGTCTCAACCTTGCCATATGCTCCCGTACCATTAGCATTAACCGTGATTCGTAAGTTCTCTAGTCGTTGCTCACCTGCAATACGTAGAGCTTCCCAATTAGAACCCTCAGCCATTGCGCCATCTGAAGTTAGGACATAAACTGGCTTTGATCTGTCGGCTAGAGCCATCCCAGCAGCAATCGGTAGACCCTGCCCCAAAGAGCCAGTAGATGCCCAAATTCGGTCATCCACATCTCGGTTTGGATGTACACCATGCTTCTCAAATAGTGCCTCAGCATCGTTAAAATACATCTTCTCCAACACAACATATAGAGCCAGTGCTGCGTGACCGTTATCCAAAACGAAGGGTTCATCATCCTTTTTAATCTTGTAAATGTTGTCGATTAATCGAACGGCAGTCAGACAACTAGACAGGTGTGATAGCTGCTTCTTGTAGGCGATATCAATGATCCGTCGCTCAAGTTTATTGATTCGCAAAGCGTCTCTAATTTCCATATGCTGCCACCATTTCTTTGACCGAGTCAGCTAACTTCTTCTTAGGCAACCAGCCATAGCTACGAGCTCTAAAATTGCCTGAAATCCAATCTTCGTTGTCATAATCGCGCATCTGACCTACTATATTTATATTGGCCTTCTTACCAGTGACTTCTTCGACCACCTTAACGACCTGAATATTAGATACTCCAGTCCCTGTCCCTAACTCGAAGATTCCTCGTGCGCCATGAGTTGAGAGATTAACAATCCCCTCAGCTACATCATCAACATCGATCCAATCGTGAACAGGGTTGGGTACTAGGTTGACATTTTCGCCAGTCATGCATGATCGTATTAAGGTTGGTATTAGATGCTCTTTTTGCTCCCCCACTCCAGTGATTGAATATGGTCGGACAATACAGATAGGGACATTATGCTTTTCCATATAACCAATAAGGATCTCTTCCGCTGCTCGTTTGGTGTGGGAGTACATAGTTTGACGCTTGAGTCTGACTGAGGATGAGGAAACGTAAACAAAAGACTTAAAACCTTTTTTAAAATCAACCTGATCTAGTACTGATGTTAAGTCTGTGATGTTGGCCTGGACGATTTTGTTGTCTTCATTATGAAAAGCCATATTGCCATATGCCGAGAGGAAGAAGAAGCGATCGAATGGTTGAATCTTGGTGGTAGAAATGTCGGAATGAGGGAGTTTGGTTGGATTAGCTAACCGTGAGATTAGATGTGTCCCTAAAAATCCTGATGCGCCTGTAATATACTCCATTTTCTAAAAAAAGCACAAAAAAAACCACAGACGTTAATCTGTGGTGAATAGCCAAAACTTATGTGGCTACGATACCAACTCGTTTATACAGCGAATCGAGCAGAAAGTCAACTAAATTTCCCAGTATTTATTGTTGCTGATCCACTTAGCGAATCTGCCTCTATTAACAATGAAGATTAAACCGAATCCCGGTGGTGGTGAAGGGCTTGGACTAGTACTCGCACTTGGAGACCTGCTGGCGCTTGGGCTCAGAGAAGCGCTTGGACTTCGACTAGCAGACGGGGATTGACTCAGAGAGCTACTCGAGCTGGGTGAAATACTAGCCGAGGGACTAACACTAGCTGACAAGCTTGAGCTTGGTGAAATAGATGCCGATTCGGAAGAACTCGGACTAACTGAGGCTGAAGGAGAAGTGCCAACTGAAGGAGATGCTGAAGACGAGGGCGATACTGAGGAACTTACGCTTGACGAAGGCGAAATAGACAAAGATGCGCTGGCGGATGGTGATGTAGAGGCTGATGGTGATGTAGATGCACTAACCGAAGCCGATGGAGAGATGGACGCAGATGGTGATAGAGAGGCAGAAGGACTATTCGACGAGGAAGATGACGAAGAGGGTGAAATTGAAGCGCTAGGACTAATAGAGGACGATGTTGATGCGCTAGGGGATATTGATGCGCTAGGCGAGATTGATGCGCTAGGGGAGATTGAAGAGCTTGAGCTAGCACTTGGACTGATCGAAGCAGAAGGTGAGACCGATGGAGACACACTTGCCGAAGGACTAATGGAAGCGCTCGGGGAAACGCTTAAGGATGAGGACGAGCTTGGACTAATTGAAGCGCTTGGGGAAACTGAGGCGCTTGGGGATATAGATGAACTTATACTAGAACTCGGTGAAATACTGGCTGACGGACTAACACTAGCTGACACGGATGCTGACGGACTCACAGACGCTGATGGTGAGATACTAGGGCTACTAGATGAAGACGGGGAAACTGAAGAAGAGGGGCTGATGCTGGCTGATGGACTAATTGAGGCGCTGATACTCGCGCTTGGGGAAACAGACGCTGATGGCGAGATGCTAGGGGAAACGCTGGCGCTTGGACTTCGACTAGCAGAGGGGCTGATGGATGGAGATATTGAGGCGCTAGGGCTGATACTCGCGCTTGGGGACTGGCTAGCACTTATACTTGAAGAAGGGGAAACTGAAGCGGAGGGGCTTACAGAGGCGCTTGGGGAAACTGAAGAACTGCTGCTGCTTGATGGAGAAACCGAGGCTGATGGGGACACCGAAGGTGACACGCTGGCTGATGGAGATATGCTGGCACTTGGTGAAATTGAGGGGCTTACGCTTGAAGATGGACTTATGGAAGCGGACGGAGATTGAGAAGAAGATATAGATGAACTCGGGCTTTGGCTTGCAGACGGGGAGATTGAAGGAGATACCGAAGCTGAAGGGCTTCGACTTGCAGATGGACTTTGGCTAGCTGAGGAAGAAGAGGATGGAGATACACTCGCGCTTGGGGAAACTGAGGCGCTTGGTGATATAGATGAACTTATAGAGCTCGAAGGGCTTATAGACGCGGAAGGTGATTGTGATGGACTTTCACTCGCGCTTGGACTTCGACTAGCAGAGGGGCTTGTAGATGAGCTTGGCGATATAGATGGGCTTGAAGAACTTGAAGGACTAATGGACGCTGATGGACTCACACTCGCGCTACTAGAGCTTGATGGAGATATAGATGCACTAGGAGATATAGAAGCGGATGGGGACTGACTCGGTGAAACTGAAGAACTTGGGCTTATAGATGCAGACGGAGATTGAGAAGCAGAAATACTAGAGCTTGGGGAGATCGAGGCCGAGGGTGATGTAGACGCTGATGGTGAAACACTCGGTGAAGAGCTCGAGCTTGGTGATATAGAGCTCGAAGGACTAATGGAAGGTGACACGCTGGCGGATGGTGATGTAGAGGCTGATGGTGATTGAGATGCACTAACCGATGATGACGGACTAACACTAGCAGAGGGTGATACTGACGCTGATGGTGACTGACTCAGGCTAACGCTGGCGCTGGGGGATTGGCTCAGGGAAACACTTGAGCTAGGTGATACAGATGCACTAGGACTTCTAGAGGCTGAAATCGAGCTTGAAGGGCTTACTGAAGCGCTGGGGCTTCCTGCTGCTGCGGCGGCATATTCCACCAACATCCAAATAGTCGACATTTCGACCCCGGCAGTCGAGTCGACGGTTTTTCGAAAACCAATCTCGGCAGTATCTAGGTCCGCTTTGGTCCAAACAGTAGTTGAGCCTCCAGGCAAATCATAGATAGTGAGTGGATACAGCCGTGGCGTTGCATTGGCATTGGTACGCCAAGTGACATTGCTATTGGGTTGAATATTCGAACTATCTTCAATTGTTCCTCCAGTAGTAGATTTAACCGTTAATACAACCGTATCAGAGGTATTATTTGATGATCGCTTAAATCTCCCACCAACCGAGACTACTTTGATAGTGTCACCCGAATTAATAGCGGCTGGGGTATCTTCGATCTTATAACTATCTTTTTCAGCCGCCGCATCGGAAGTTGTGGCAATCTGGGTAGTCGCATCATCTGGCGTTACCTCATCAACAAGATTATAATTTGTAGACGTTCCAGCCCCTAATTCATTAGCATCACCCGTATCATTCGGTTTAAGGTGAAGAATCGATCCTGCACCAGCATAAGTATTCTCAAAAGAACCGGAACTGTCATTAACGGCAACATCATCAAAATAAAGGTCCGAAGTCTGTGTCGTAACGGCTCCAAGCATAATGCTTTCAACCGAGCCGATACTTTGGCTTGTACCGGTAGCAAAAACAGTACCATCAATTTTCCCTTCAAAGGTTGTACCAAGACCAATTCCATCGAGAATCAATTTAGCCTCAATACAATACCAGGTAGAAGTATTTAAGGCGGTACTATCGCTTCCGAGCTGAACCGAAGAATTCCAAAGTTCTAGTGTCCGATCACTATTAAGACGAATGGAACATCTGTCGGTTGTTCCATTACTAAATCTAAAAATCGTAGCTAGAGCACCGGTAGAGGTCGTGATGTACAGATAGAAACGAGCAAAAAGGGTGGTTGAAATTATCGCTGACCCGGCAAGTGCATGACGAGCGTGAGCAGTTGTTGCAGATGGATTAACTCGAAATGATGCCGAACCACTACGCTTGGTCGCAGTACTAATGGTTGGTGAACCAGAAATAACGTCGACCTCAACAGCGGACACAACCGATTGTAATTCAAAACCTGAGGACCAAAGTCGTGCCATTAGATCGTTATCCTTCCCCAGCCTGGTACTTCGTCAGCTTCAATCCAATTAACAGGTTTGTTTCGAAATAGATCTTCTGACCAACGGTTCTTGGTTAAGTTGTGGTCATGTCTAATATCAACGTTTGGTTGTTCGGAGAAGTACCGTACAGCTCGATCGTCGTGAGTCCCCGGTTCAAAGCCGGTCCGTCGGTCATATCCATCTCGCTCTACATCAGTCACTCGCTTGCGATACTCTTTTATTAATAGTTCTCTATACGCAACCAAACCACTAACTTGTTTAGCGTCATAATGGACTGCATGACCATCTTCTATTCGAACCTTCCAAAAGTTCTCGTTGTAATAAAACTTATCTTTAGTGGGAGGAGTAAAGTCGAAGTGGGAGGGGTGATAGATGACGTCATGTTCACAAAAATAGATGATCTCAGCGGTCGAGGCTTCTAGCGCTGCCAGTATCTGCTTAAACATAGCTAAATAGCCTCGTTTTAATGGCAAATGGATATTCTGGCCAAAATGAGGCATCGGCTTGAGTGAGGCGCTAACAATCGGTAAACCAATCGTGAGAAGCTGCTTCTGGACCTTATGAGCAATCTTGAGGTTTAGTTGGTTGTCGGTGTAGTAAATAATGCCCTTATTCTGTTTAGTACTGACCCAATCCGGCGGATTAAACTTATCGATTAGCCATTGCAGATTATGGATTGCCTTTGGCCAGTTGTTACCGATGAATAGATCACGGGAGTATTGGCGGGCTTTCTCCACTTCGGTATTAGATAGTGGATAAGGGAAGCCAAAGTCCCCACCCTGAGTCCTGAACATGTGGGCATACCAAGTTAATTTATTAACAACCACTCGGCCCCCCGATAACCAGGTCTTGCAAGCCACTTCAACTCCCTGTTGTCCCCAGCTACCATGCGCTTCATCACAGACATCCAACTCCCAGTACTTCTCTCGAGTCATCATAAAACAGGAGCCTTGAATGGACATGGTTTCGGCTATCTCGCCCCTGTTCTCTTCCCGTTTACCTAAGTCATTCCAATATTGAAAGTGCAAAGTGTGGTCAAATCTAAAGAAGCTGCTCTGTGGTGAGCGCTTGGCAATCCAAACTACATCCATCTTAAATTTGTCAGTGTTATCACAATTGAGACAAAATGTTGGAGTAGGTCCTTGATATCTAGTATCGCCGCATTGCTCACAGACCCAGTCAAAAACGTGCAGGTTACGCATGGTTGGAACCATTGTCCAGTCATCCTGCATCTTCGACATCATCTTAACGTCAAAGCCTTGGTCAAAAGCACAATGTGCATCAACCTTCATAACGTACTTTGCTGTTGAAAGTCTAGCCGCCTGATTAGTTGCTGCCCGTTGCCCGATAGAAACGTCGTTATAGATAATAGTTACATTGTCATATTGGGGTAGACCAGGCTCTGGCCACTGACCATCTAAGACAACGATAATCTCAGTTTTGCCCTCAATATGTGCAAGGATATCTTCAATCGTACGTTGTAGAAACATCTCGTTTCGTGCTGGAATTAAGATAGAGAGATCAAACAGTTTTGACATAAAACCAGGAATTAGACCTGTCTCCTTTCAGTACAAACCAGGGATGGATATTCTTTGCCTTCATCCAAGCATCAACTACCTCGACGACTTCGTTAAGCGCACCAGATCCGGGCTTCTTGGTATAATCGTGACCAGAGACGACCCCACCAGGTCTGACCTTTTTGTTCCAAGCAGATAGATCACTCGCAACATTGGCAAAGTCATGCCCACCATCGATATATACAAAGTCGAGAGATTCATCATCAAATCTAGTAGCGACTTCAGTGCTCAGACCTTTAATAACTATGCAGCCGTACGGAGCTAATCTTGTGACAGTCTCAGCCCTAAAATATTCCAGCTCCTCATTAGTGACGTGATCTCGATAGACCGGGAATGTCTGCCAAGCGTCGATGGCATAGAGTTTGACTCCAGGATTCTTCTGACATAGCACCTCTGAGTATTTGCCCTTCTCTACGCCAACCTCAGCTCCAGTCCTGAAACCTAGTTCGCCGAACAACCTAGCCAAATCTACCCGATTACCATCGGGGATCTCCACGCGACCCGGGGCGTTGATACATGCTTCAATGTAGATGACTAAATCTTCCATAGCTCCCTATCCTCCGGCCAACCCGGAACCGGCCAGAACTTTTCGATTAACCACTTCATATCGTGAATCTGCTTATGCCAAACCTTCTCAGATAGCCAGCGATTGGTATATTCATTAGCCTTTTTCAGATCTCTAGTGTCGATAAAATAGTTCCGAACGTTCTTCCCCTCTGGATCTTTGCCCTTATGCCAATGTGCGTACCAAGTCTTCTTATTCACCACTACCCTGCCGCCAGACAGCCAGGCTTTAAAGCTGATCTCTTGGAATTCCTGAGCAAAAGTACCGAAGTTCTCCTCATCCATCAACTCTAGATAGTCGAAATATGTTTTCTTCATAAACCAACACGATCCCTGTGAAGAAAGTAGGTCATCAATCTCCAGCTTCTTAAGATCGGAGCATTTATTATTCTCGTCCCAAATCCGACCATGTAGACCAGCACCACCCCAATCGTTAGGATCATTTGGATATGATAGGTACATATAGTTAATTGGTGCTCGGCCATCGTCTTTGACAACCCAGTTATACGGATCTAAGCGGTGACGTGTCGGAACAACCACCCAATCATCTTCGCAATTATCAGCTAAGATTTGATCAAAGCCATCACCCACCATACAGTGTGCATCTATTTTTAAAATATAGTCACCTTTGGCCACTGCCACACCTGCATTAATTGCTGCTCTCATCCCTCTGGATACTCCTCTATGAACCAAAACCACCCGTGGATCGTCTTTTAGTTTCGGATCAGGCCAATAGCCATCAAGCACCACAACGATCTCGATCTCACCGGTGGCTCTTAACAATAACTCGTCTATCGTCTGCTGCAAAAAGGGCTCATTACGGGATGGAATTACTGCGCTAACCATTGCTTATTCCTCTCTAAGATGCCGTTGGTGATATCGGGCTCGTGACCAAGCGATTCAGCCCAAGCAGCCCATGCGTAAACGTCCTTGGGTATACACTTAGAATTCATCCCACGCTTACCCGGAAAGATGAAGGTCCAATAAAGGTTGAACCGTGGATCATCCCCGTATACCGCATCGCGAATGGCGTAGTAATCGATTCCAGCGGTTTCGCAGGCATCATACAGCTCTTGGCACTCGGCCACTTTAAATGCAATTGCTCTATTCTCAGAGAGTTTAATAACTTCAGCCTCTAAACTAGATACCTGACGAATAGTCACATTTGCGTTATAGACAGTGGTATACAGCTCAATCAGCTTACGACGATCTTCTCGTTCTCCACCTATAACCAGGAATGGTCTAGTCCTTGGATCGATCAGTGGATGGCTGGGAGTTTCTCCTAAGTATTCAGGTTGAAATACAATTCGTTTACCAAATTCACCACTCCATCGGTCACAGTCGCCAGGGTTGATAGTAGATCGAACCACGATCAGTGGGCATTCACACCATCTGATACAAGATTCGACAATTGAGGTATCTAAGAGTTTATTTTTTGGATTAGGAGTTGGTACACAAATAAAAGCTACGTCACACTTGTTAACTTTCTCTTGGTCAGATGCAGTCTTGCCATTAGTGTCATAGCAAACGGAATCAGGGAACAGTTTCACCATGGATTTTCCAACCCATCCTTCACTGCCAATTATTGCTGTAGTCATTGGTACGTGAGGCTGGTTAAGTCAGTGGCTATATTGTTGAAGTTAGCGTCGCCATCAGCGAAAGTCAGTTCAAAGCCGGTAGTCTCGTCGATCTTGCGGCATTGCCAAAGTGGGGTGCTTTGGCTAGTTCCGGGTGCAGCAACCGCTAGGTAAGTAACGGCACCCACGGTCGTGATTTTGATAGCTGTTGCATCAGCACGGAAACGTTGGAGTTGTTTGCCATCAAAACCTAACGGTTCAAAGGTATTAACACCGAAGACCTCATCAAAAGAGGTGTTACCCATGTTCTGCTCTGTGTACTTATTCTGGGAAGCGGGACGATTCGGATCAGCCATGGTATCTCCTTAGGTTGGTCTTAAGCTGGTCAGTTTTCATCAAGAACTGAACATAGGCCGCAATTGTCTCGATCTTAACCAATGGGCGCTCTTCCTTATTTAAATTAGTGATCCTTTCGATGCCCTTTAATAAAACTTTAATCGCCGATACACTATTGGCTACCTCACCTGATTCAACCTTCTCGTTGATGTATGTTTCAATTGTTGCCAACTCTTTAGGGAACCCACCAACTGGGTCGTTCCAGTTGTCACCGAGAGTGAAGTGATCTGCTAGATACGGATGTGAGTGTTCGGTGGCGTAGTCCAGATATGGGACTTCTACAGTCGTCACACTGCCAGTAGACGAATCAGAACCCTTTGGTAAGGGCGAATCTGGTGTTGATTCAATTTTAGATCTAAAGACTGTATCCGGCATTTTATTTTTCTTTATTCTGTCCCCAACTAGTTCCTCTGGTCTCGTCTAACTTAACTGCTTGGATGTGAGCTTGTAGACGTCTGACCTTACTCATATCCTTAACCCTAAACGCTGCTATTAACTCTGAACGAAGTGAAGATACTTTCGTCGACTCCTTTAAAATCCTGTAGACAATCCGCTCCAAGTGTTCACGTTCTGCTTTCGACCGAGCGTTCTTGATGCCTACTGCTAACTCTTTTAAATCTACTGTTCTACCGTAATCTATGTTTGCCATATATATTTTCTAGAGCTCCCCTGATTAGGCAAGGGAGCCTAGATTTTAATTACACTGCTGCGAATCGTGCGGCCAAAACCCAATCTGGATTGAGTATTTTGGTTGCAAATGATCCTGCCCATGTAATAAAGGACACTCGACCTGCTGGTGAATTTGAGTCCACCTGATTCGGTAGAATGTACAACTTTGGTTGATCTGTAGCCAAATCGTAAACTCCAAACGAGTTTGAGCCGTGTACGTAGGTGTAGAACCTAGTAACTGTTGATGCGGCTGTAGATGCTACTTCAGTTCCTGAAGAAACATTCTTGTTTAAGAGCCATCGGACTTGGTAAAGTTCGCCCATTTCTCCGTTGTACAAATCCTTAACATCTGAGTACGTCTTAGAGTTAATCCAAGTCGTATCTCCGAGTAAGTTGTACTTAGAGTATGGGTCTGTCTTACCGATAAATAAACCGTCTTTGTATGCCATAGCCTTTTTTAGTTCAAGCTGTTGCACCATCAAACGGATATCACATGCATCTAGCGTGTCACCTGCGGTGAAGCTATGTTGTGTTTTATTATTTCCGTAGAAAGCAGTACCATTTTGTAATTCTCTGCGAACCAAGGCATCCAAAGTTTCGCCCATGTTCTGCCCAACTAATTCGATTTTCTCTTTCATTCCAGAATCGATTGACGTTACAGTCAAAAGTTTTCCGTGAGTGGTGGTTAAACCGAACTCAGAAAGTGTCATCGAGATAGTTGAAGCATTAATTGGACAACTGACTGGATTTGAAGCTTCTCCCAAAGGATCAGTCAAAATAGCCAGTGGATTGTATCGTGTGAAATTAACAGTTCGACCTTGACCAGTTGCGTGAGTTCGGATTTGTCCTCCCTCTTTCATAACCTGATCGTATTTTGCACGATCAAGAAAGACTTTCTCATAGTAGGTTTGTACTTCTTGTGAAAGTACGTTACCACCAGCTGACGCGGTACTGGTGTTGGCATCTCCGCCGTTTCCACCTGTTCCTATTACTGCCATATTAAAATTTCACCTCACTTCCCGCCAATTGTTAGCTGTTAACAATTCCTAATTCTGCTTCCAGCTCAGCAATGGATTTCTCCGCTGCTGCTTTCTCGGGTTTGCGAATCGAGGTCGGTCTTAGAGCGGCTTGCGATACTTGCTTGGCAATATTCTCGGTAGCCTGTCCAACCTCTCTAGCTACTGCGCCTTGTGAGGCTTTCATCAGTTTTGACACAAACGTCTTGACCGATGCTGTATACGGACTCGCTTTTACATACGCTTCCGTTGCTTCAGTAACAATGTCGGAGAGATCCTTGTTAAAGGACTCGGAGTCCGGATTGAGTTCGGGATATTTCCCGACAACCTCACTAGATTCGCTATTGATGCGATTTATTGCTTCATTCTGTCGATTCCGTAATTCGGAACGGCTGTCTGCCTGTTGAAGTAATCTCTGGTCTCGTTCTGCAATCCTTCGATTGAGTTCTTCTCCATCAATCTCCTCGCCAGGTGCAATAATCGGCTCTTGCGGATTAAAGTTCGGAACTGTTTGTTCCGGAAGACCTACCGGTCTTGTAAGTTCCGCAAGTTTTGCTTCTAATGTGTTGGCTCTCTCTTCGGCTGTTCTAGCTTTCTGATTGAGCTCCTGCACCCTCGCTTGAAAGCCTTTTTTAGGGGCTTCTCCTGTTGTTTCAGTTGTTTCGTCGTTAGATATCTCTTCAGACTGCACGCCATCCTCAACCTGTTCTTGTTCTGGTACCGGCGTAGTATCAAGGTTGTTTTCAGTCTCAACCTCTGCGTTTAACGCCATATTTTCGTCGTTTATTTTAAACACCACCTAACCCACACCTGTGTCGTAGTGCGATGATACGCAAGCTCAAAGGCTTGTAGGTGGAGCTAGCTGCCCAGTTAGCCCCACTTACAATACTTTCAGCGATTGTTTAAAATCGGCTGTCCCTGATCGTTTATACCTACCATTAAATGCTCCATCCCGATATATGTCGCATGCTCGATCTCGCAGCTTTTACACACCAGGTACGGACCCTGTTGACGCCAGTCATGATGCTCTTTCGGCTCAAATTTATAATCTGGCTTATTAAAGTCGCCGACCTCTTGTTCTGCTTCGTTTTCTTCATCTGACTGTTCCATCTGGCTTATCGACCGCCTCCTTAGCATCCTCAACTTTTTGCAAGATATGCTTAATAACTCCTTTAGCTAGGTTGGCAACTAACGCGTTCCGACCGATCTCCTCAAGCGACAATCCTTGGGCCATCGAGACTTCAGTCATGTTATCTAGGTCATCCAATAAGCTGCGGGTGTAGCTATCGATAATCTGCCAGCCTGCATGACTAGATAATGCATGCAAATGTCGCTCATCATTTGAGATTGATGCACCTATAACCTTTTCATCCTTTTTTATGGTCGAGAGAGTGTTGAAAAACCCCGGCCTTAATGCTGTTGTACTCATTTACTTAAAATCCCTGTGGCATACCCCCACCTTGCGCTGCCATAGGGTCTTGTCCCATTGGAGGTTGTTGAGGTGGTTGTCCTGGTTGAGAAGGCATCTGATCTAGTCCTGGTTGTTGTCCTGGCATTGGTGGTACACCATTCATATTCTCTGGCACCTGTTGGAGAACCTGGTTGAATTGATCCGCAGCCTGCTTAAGAATATGGTCGGCCTTCTCTTCTTCGGTCTTCTCTTCCAAAATCTTATTCCAATCCTGTATACCTGATGACGAGACTACACGCTTGAAGAGTTCGCCAAATTTTAAGGTGAAACCATCCTTCTCGAGCTGAGCTTCTAAACTATTACCTTGCGGTGTCTGAGACTGTAGCCACAGCTGCAGCAACATGGTCAGGTTCTCTTGCTGAGCCTTTTGGTCATTAGCATAGGTAGAACCAGATACGATCTCGTAGTCGTACATGACGCTTTTTTTGTTCTTTTTAATTGTCAACTTGCCGGTATTCTCGTCAAAGATCTCTTTAATATCTGGATAATCTCGCGCTAGTTGCTCGATCTCCTCTGGAAACATCCGGAAGGAGATAGCGGCTGATTGTTTCTTGGCAAGTAGGTTAACCATCTTCTTCATCACTTTAGTCACAAACTGTTCCATGAAGAATCGGTCGGCGTTATCCCGTGTATTCTCCCTTTGAGCTTGTTGCATCAGCGCTTGTGGAGTCTTGCCAAAGCCTGGGTCGGTTTGAGCAGAGGTATTAGTCTCTGTGGTCCCGAATAGGTTCAAAATAGCCGATGTAGCTACTTGATAGGTGTTATTAAAGGTGCTGATACCTTGCGGCGAAAGTTGGAGGGTGCGAGCGACATTATCAACGTTGTTACGACCCAACCACTGGGCACCGGGAATCGGTTGGAGTGAGCTCATAGAAGCGACGTTGTCTTTATTGATGATGGTAGGAGGGAAGATGGACATTTTTACTGCATCAAGGTATAGATTCCAATTAGCGTTGACCACCTGCTGCATTGATGCGCCGCGCTCAAAGTCTCCTAGACCCATTGGATCATCTAGTAAAGGCAGTGAGTACTTAGCGACGACTGGGATTTCCCCATTCTCGTGTGGGTTGTCCATCTCACGGAAGACGACATCAGCGTCAACACAGTAGTCGCTCCATTTATCCTTCTCGTACATGGTCAAACACTCAAAATAGCCAGTGCCCTTAGCTGGATCACTCTTCGGATACTGATTTTCTTCACGTCTTGACTTATCTTTCTGCTCTCTGCTCTGCTTAGAACCAGACTTGTCCTTTAACTTCCCGATAATTGTGCCAATGTTCTTAAAATCCTTATTCTTAGCCAGGCCTTCAAAGAAGCTAATCGGTCTCCAGGTGCGGATAATGACAAAATCTGAATCCTCAACTGAGACTGTGCCCACTTGTAAGTAGACGTCTCGAATATTGAGTAACCACATATCTGGACCAATATAACCATCTCGCATCTCATTGGCTCCGACTTGGTCCACTAAGACGTAAAATGCTCCATAAACATTCGAATAAAGATCAACCATGCGTAACTTGGTCAAGAAGTCGAATTGGACATTCGCATTAGGCACTACGTACTTGTCGAGTAAGAGATTTTTGAGCTTTTCGTCACCTTTATCGTTAGTCGAGATACCGCGGACCTTTCCTGTGGCTAGCTGTGCCATGACTCGATATGCTCGTTCAATGGTAAGAGTGGAGAGTTTAGGGTCGAAGACTTGGGAGTTGGAGTCAGCTGAGTTTAGATCATTTAATTGGTTGTGGAAAAGCTCCTCCACCTTATCAAATAGGAGTAGTTTCTGCTTACGGTATTCCGCCGAAGCCTCGAGTCTAGTTTTGATTAACTGAGCCGTTTCGTCCATAAAAGTCCACAAAAAAACCACAGCGATCGCTGTGGCTCATCTCCTACTTTGCTTGGTAGGTATTTGCTTAACTAAGGTATTAGATCATGTTTAAACAAAAAGAGCAAGCAGTCTCTGTGCGTGTGAGATGCGCACCCCCTTTAGCCTAAATGGCTGGTGTCGCGGCCGGCCTAGCTGTTTGAGCTGGACGTGGTGTCTGTGCAGCGCGAGCTGTCGCTGCAGGCTTAGGAGTCTGTGCAGGTCCAGTCAACCGTGGTGGTGTAGGTGGTGTAGGTGGTGTAATAGTGGCGGCTCCTACTCTACCTACCAAAATGAACAGCAAGAATAGCACTACAATAATTGCTATAGTTTTATACATATCTCACCTCCTTAATCTTCTTTTCGACCATCGTATTTACGACGTCGGTTCTTTACAACATTCAGCGTCTCAATCTGGGCTACGCTGTTCTTAACCTGCACAGTAAAGGTAATCTGACCAAAAGGGGTCTGCCTAACCTCGTTCTCAACCACCAAGTGTAGAGAGGTATTCGATTGTAATTTCTTCAATAACAAGGGCTTCAATGATCCCGTATTTTTGTTTGACATTGACGTATTCTGTTACGTTTAAGTCCACGATATTCCCATTATTAACACGGATCGTGAAGGTAAGCAGTCCATCCTTCCTAAGCCCGATCTCTTCCTCGATATCAAGGTGAGCTTTAATGTTATGGTCTCTGATTGTTAGGGCATAATTAGGCATTAGTAACCCCTGCCTTTTAAGATCCGTTGATTCTCTATTAGGTGTTGTTCCCATTCAGTATCATCAAATCTTGGCTTGTTGTTTTCCTCACCATAGCGAATAGCGTCCATCATGTGATTCCAAATGCCTTGAGGAGAGGTTAATATTTTGCCATTTCTGTCTGTCTCCCATAGGTAATTTTGATACTCGCGCCAAATGTTGGTTGAGCGTTTGGTAACAGATATTTTGAGCTCCTGGACTGTCCGAATGCCATAAGAGACTGAGTCCTGACCCTTAGCAGAACCTAGTATCTGGATGCCGTAACTACTGATCTCGGCGATACTCTTAGGCTCGGCGGCGTCGGCTATAACTAAAGCGTCATCCTCTAAATTCTTGAAGATGTCAGCAATATCCTTGTTGAGTAGACCTTTGCGGTAAGTAATCTCATCATAGATCCGACCACCGTTATACTCGTAGATAGCCACAATCGCCGCAGGATCGTTAGAATAGCCAAAATCAAGGCCGTAGCGCACCAACCTAGCCTCATGCGGTATCTCGTCCAACTGTTGCCAACCCGTATAGATACGACCTTCAGCCTCACCCAACAGCCCCTCACCGTAGATCTTCCACCAGTTCTTGCGATCTTTACGTGATTCAATCGACTTAACAATAGCTGGGTTAAGCGCTTCGTTATCTTTGTAGGTCAAGATCATAAAGTCAACATCTTCTTTGTCTTTTACTTCAGTGTAAAACCAGAATTCTTGAACTGGATTCCAGTCTAGCCAAACAACATCGTTAGTGCGCAGCTCTAGTTGCTCATAGGTTTCAAACGGTACATTGTTAGCCTCGTTAATAAATATCACGTCACGTCTTGGGCCACGGACCTTGCTCGGGTCATCGGCAGAGAAGAACTCGATGATGGTATTACCTGGGAATGTATAGATTGAGTTGGTCTCATTCCAATCGTCATCATTCCAATAATTATGTGTCTCCATGATATTCTTAAAGTCTCGCATTGCACCTTTACGCAAGTGCGGCATAGTCTCTGACACGACTGAGATGATCTTGGCTGAGTGTGATTGAGCAAAGTC